AGTAGAGGAGGGGGAATTACACATAATATAAATACGGTGCAACTCGCGACGGGCTAAATACACGTCCCCTGAAGCAATGCTTTGTTTCAATCGGTCCTTCAACGTAGCCACAGAAACAGGAGATTCTTTAGAGTCGTTGTCGCCATATGTAGACGTACACATAGACGCGTCCGAGGGTCGGGTACGCACCCGACGCATCTTTGGGCGCGGTGGACGTCTCTCGGCCCTCAACAACACGGACATCAACTCGACATGCATGTAACGGATACGACGGTCATTCCTCAGGTCCCGACGTTCTTTCCGAATGTTCTCATAGGTCGCTCGGCGAATCCCCATATATTTGCGCACCGGCTCGCTACGCAAATAGGTGCAAAAGTATTCAGCGTAGAGTTTCCATAGATCCTCGTTGTGGTGAGACAACATCATCTCCACACTCCAATTCATGGCGGATTCAACGTCTCCCCGCACCATGCTATCCATCCAAGCCTTTTTCACCTCGGTCAACTTGTGGTTCGAAAACGTAATCCCCACAAAATCCTTTTCCGTGCGCAAATCGTGAACCGCATCCGCTTCATCCACATCATTTTCTGAAAATATCATGAACCGTCAACCGCCGACAGACCCCAATGGCTCCTATATTTGTTTCTCGATAAAGCTTTTTACCGTATCATACTATACCGTAGGCTTTTGGATTGGTGTCTATGCAAAACGTGCTATTCATACGGCAACACAAGCTGACCTTTGCCATTCTCCTATACGCCCTCCTCCTATGGTCGATTCATCTGTGGCAACCCGCCTTTATCTATGATGCTCAAGGCGCCTTTCGTCCGTTCGGAGTAGGGTACCAGAACAAGACCGTGGTGCCCATCTGGCTGGTCTGCATTCTCCTGGCCATTCTCTCCTATTTAGCTATTCTCTGGGTCGTCACACTATGACCGAAAGCTGTTTCACCGCAATCATCGTGGCCGCAATGGCCGAGAAGTATATCCAACATAGATGACCCATGGCATGTTTACGCGCCACCCCTTTGGCTAAATCTCGAATAGGAAGTTCCGCGCCGGGTTCGGCCGGAGACTGAAGCGTGAAATCAAACTGATTGGTGGGACGGGTCGTGTCACCAATCTGTTGCAACACATAGCCAAAGTTGTTGAGGTGAAACACACTCAGCAGGAAATTCATCCACAACGACAGCCCCGGGAAACTGGCCTGGGTAAACGTCTTATGTTTGAAGAGCGCCTGAATCGTGTCACGCGTAGATTTCAACGACACCATGCATTGGTACCCCACAGTGTTTTCGAAAATCGTCACAAAATACTGGTTGTCCACCAAAAGAAACGTCGTTCCAATCATGGTCGCCAAGCATATACCAATGATTTTAGCCGCCTCGCGTGCGTTGCTCCCTTTCATCAAATACACGTATACGAACCCCAACAATCCTGCAAATAGACTACCAAACACGGCGACAAACAGCCCCATTTTCCGTAATACGACCCGCCATCTCTGATCGCGCCAATGCCGAGTGTAGGTGGCATAACTGATGTCCGCCAGGTTGGCGGTCGAGGTTGGATCTTTGGCGGAGTCGGCCACGGCCGATTTGCACATTTCGTACCCGCTGACCAGTATATCCGCGATGAATCCCGTCGTCACTGCGTCATAAAACAGGAATATAACAGAAAATATGACCAGATAGACGAGCGAAACGACGATCAACGACGGAACGGTGACCCGATTCACGTTGGGGCGATGAACCACCGGAACAACCGGTTTTTTTAGGGTAGCGTCTTTGGGGGTGACGTAACCAAGCAAATCGTCCTTATAACCCAATAGATCATTGGTTGCCGCATTCCCGGCGTTTTCTATGTCCGATGCGCGAATCGACTGCGCGTACGAGACACTGGACGCCACATTGGCACCTGCCTTGGCAGCCCCCCCAATAGCTACATCTTTGGTAGACATAGTGGTGAATGGTTAGCAGCGGAATGAATGACCGTATATCTGTAAACGGTATTTGATTTGTCTTTGTTGTTGATTTTCTTCGTTACGTTACGTTTCACACCGGATCGAGCCAGTGTGTCTAAATCATATACATTGCCTGTTCGTGTTTGTTGGTGGGGATGTACAGCGGCTCACATTTAGTCGAACACGGCGTGCGCGGGTACCTTTACCACGCCTTGGATCATTGTCACCGCAACCGCGTGAGCATATACAATTACATCTTCAATGTATTGGTGTTCGTGATCTTTGTGGTGGTATTTGGCCTTTCTTTGTGGTATGCTTACCGGAACAAAATGACCCCCTACGACCAATACAAGCAGCAGGTACGTGATCAAGAATATGTCCTCTCCAAAATCCGATACTTTCAGACCCAGAAAGAACTGCAGCGGGAACAACTCTCGGCCATCACCCAGCTGCCCGTGCTGTCAGGAGACGAACTGCGGGACCGAGGGTTCAGCACGGTCGGATAAGTTCATTGCTTAGCTTATACATATAGACCGGATCGCGGGCTCACTTATCATGGAAGCCCTGACCCTGACCCCCATCCAACGGGCAGCAGAACGGCAAGCAATCCTGGAAGACGCGACCCGCAACGGATCGGCCCAGATCAAATTCGGTCTATGGATCGACGATCTGTTGGCAAAACAGGGACGCGAGGGTAACGGCGCCCCCCACATTCGGAACATCGTGTACCCGGACAGTTTGGAAGGATCCCTGGATCTATCCGTATTGGAAACCAAAGGATTGCGTCACATAGAAGGTCTGACATTGGCGGCGGGGAAGATCGTGGCCTGCCGTCACCTTCCGACAACGCTCCAGGTCTTTCATTGTGCACACAATCTCTTGACCGAATTGGAAGATTTGCCGTCATCATTGACAGAATTGAACATAGAAGGCAATTCGGTGAACCACCTGGACGTCACTCGCACCCCTAATTTACAGCGTTTGAATGCCAACGACAACCGTTTGATGCAGTTGGACGGCTTGCCGGTTTCACTGGTGGAGCTCTATGTGGACCACAACCAGCTGAGTCGTCTCGACTTGGACGGGCTGGACCGTCTACGGAAACTTCACGTCTCCCACAACCAACTGATGGTCATCGATCACCTGCCCAAAGGCACCGAAGTCGTGATGGAACACAATCCGCTGGCTCAGATCAACCGTACACAGGCGTCGACCCCAGGGTCGTCAACGTCTAAACCCAAATCGTCGTCGGCCGTCGACTACTGGGACGCCTTGAACAAATACATGGAACTGAAACACCGGTACGAAACGTCTGCCCGACAACACCGCAAACGGTACGAGGAACGTATAGAAAAACAGCGACGCCAAGAGAAGACCGGATCGGGAAAACGTCAACGGATCACGACGGCAGTTCCGCCCTCTCCGCCCTCTCCGCCATGCTTGCATTGCCGTCGAAACGTGGGGATGAAGTTTAGCAAAAAGGGGCGAACCTACTTGGCCGTCTGTGGCGACACCTCGGCACCGTGTGTGTTTCACCTGGAGCTGGAGTCGGCGGTATGGAGTCCCCCCATCCTGGAAGATTCGGCCGAAACGACCCAGGTATGGCAAGCGGCTAAAGAACGACTCATGGCGCATAAAATGGACACGCTATTCCGTTACATCAGTGACGCCGCTTCTGCCGAAAAATTCAAACCCCTGTTGGATGATTATTTAGTCAACAACGAACACATGCAACGCGTCACGGACCGTTATGTGGGCGTCTATGCCAACCCTTTGCGGGCGGAGCTGATTCGTCGCAAGACCGATGCCATCCATGCTACGATGAAATCGATCCGGGGGTGGTTGTCCGAGTACGAGCGCGATCCGACGAACCGCGGGCCGTTGATCTTGGCCATCCGTTCTATGAAGGACGACCTGGTTCCCGCGCAATTGTCACTGCGTCAGGCAAAATACGAAATCACAGAAGTCGAAACCGCACTGACCCCGCAAGGACACTTTAAAGAAAACGTCTTGGTCCAATACGAACACCATCCGGTCAAGATTGCCACTACGGAACTTGAACCGCCTAAAGTGATCGTGTACCGAGGCGTTTGATCGTGGTTTCAACAGTTGTTGTAATTGCTCACTCCGTCCCATACGATGCCGCTTTGGGTCGCCCAGTCGCGTTGGGCGCACACCACACTCTTACCCGACAAACTCCATTGGTTATTTGACGGATCAAAGGTGGCGATGGTCGACGTGTAAGGTGGGAGTTTGGGGTCGGCGTTAAGCGTCTTGGCAGAATCTGAATATATACCAAGATTGATCGACGACGACGGTTTACTGCAGACACCGTTGTCGTACGTCCAGAAGTCTGGACAGCGGTTACTGGTGGGAGGATACACAGTTTGGTTGTTTTGGTGCTGCATCATCACCCCAAAAATGGCCAACACGATCACCAACATGATGACCGCGACCACCAAAACGATGACGTAAAAAGTTTCCATCTATCAAGAGTATATATTTAGAATAGCTATAGAAGTCTATAGAAGTATAGGATAGGTTGTCCATAGAACCATAGAACTATGATGATCGACCAGGTGTACGCCAACCGCATTTTACCCGAAGGAGGGTCCTCCGCCGTGGCCGCCACCACCGCCAACGGCCGGGTCAATCTTACCCAAGAACCCCCGTTCACCATGTCCGAAAAGATCGCCGTGCGCAACAAAGCCACCCAATACCGCGAATCGCTCGAAGGCGTCTGGGAAAACAATGCGCTTTCCCAGGTGTTTTTTTCGACAGGAAACATTCAGATCTTGCAAAATGGCATCCGCGCCGGCGTCTACCGCCTCTCAGACGGAAAATATGTCGTGCCCCCCCAGAACATCGACGCTCTCAAGATTGTGATGCGCAGCACGTACCTGCAGTACGCCAAGCATTCGTCTTCGACGGGAATCACCCAACAAGTGGAAGACCTGAACAAATTGGTGTGGGACTACTGCATCCCCTTTGTCTACAAGGAATCCATCGCTTACGAGAAATACCTGGTGGACCAGAGCACATTGGTGATGCCGCTGGAACGCGAGGTGCGCCCGGACCGCGATTACAAACAACTCGTGATGAAACCCTGGTTTTAAGTTAGTCTTTTTTATGAATTGAATATTTTGACTTTGGAGAGAGAACATGAGAACATTGTCCATCCGTATCACGGTTAACGATACGCACGGACTGATCAAAAGTGGTATTGTTTTTCTGTTTTTTCCTATACATGGATTTTACGGGTACCCCTCAACGAGGCGTGGAGACGTCGATGGGTCGTGGCGCGGCGGTTGTCACAGAAATCCCGGCGGAAATGCGCAAACATGCGGTAATCCGTCTGGTAGGCCGCCCACTTGGTTGCCCGCAATACCCGCTGAAACGCCGGGCTCCGAATACACGCGACGATGCGGTCCCCCTGGGCCCGTCCCCGGATCGGTAGACCAAACGACAACTGCGACATGCCGTATTTGCCCTGGTAATCGTTCACCGGGTACTGCTTCTCGTTGAAATTCAAAATGACCTTGGGCACCCCGAAATGCTTCGGGTCGCGCGTGGATGCGTAACGGAGTCCGATCCCTTCTTTGGTCAAAGTGTGCACAACGGGGTATTTGTAAGTAGGGCTCGGATTTTGGTGGAGTTTGCGCGAATCGTAGAGGGACGCGTCGTAAATGACCGGTTGAGGGGGCGTGCGTTTAGTGGTGAAAAGGGCTCGGACTTCTCGGTAGGCGAAATTCGGTAAAAAGGGCCAAGTGTGGGCCTGGACGTCGGTGTGTCGGACGCCTTCTTCGTCGATGATGAGGGGCGGTGATGGCGGCGATGTAGGTGCCTCCTGGAAGGCGGGACGAAGCAGGTAGACGTCGAACCGGGACTGAACCCCGAAATGGGTGCGCCCGTCGTGCTTACTATAGATGTGCAGGTAGGTGAGCGACCGGGTGATCCGGTCGTACAGGGGATGTCCCGGCCGCCGCCAGTTCCCCGGGGTGATGAAACCCACATACGCGTGCTGGTTGGAGATGTCGAGGGCTCGGACCAGGAATTTGTCCCAGAGCGTGCGTTTGGCGTAAGAACCGCGGTAAGCGGCGGCCTTCGGGGCCTGGTACGGCGGGTTGGCTAAAATGACGTCGTAAGTGTTTTGGGGATGTGGATTGGGATGGGGGGCAGGTGTTGCCAAAAAATCGGCGCACTCGACCCGCACGTCTGGGCCAAACGTACGACGAATGGCTTTTGCGTTGACGGGGTTGATCTCGACCATGGTAAACATCTGGCTCAAAATGTGGTGCCGGCGTGTCTTGGCGTCTGGAAATTCAGAGGCCAATCCCTCCATGAGGCGCGGAAGGACTCGGATAAAAAACTGGCCGCGACCTGCACAGGGATCGAGCCATTGTTTGGTAGAATCCCGCCAGATGGAGGGGGGCAATTGATCTAACAGTTCATCGATGAGAATGAGGGGGGTGAATACCTCCCCAAACACCTCCTTCCGGGCCAAGGTGTTCATTCTATGCTACTCTATGACGATATACTATTCGATTGCGGATTTGCTTTTTCTGATGTGCGTTTATATTGGTTATATTGGTTCACATACTGTCTTGGAACCCATACTACGAAAGTAGTGGTTTTGGTAGAGGACGTTTTTATCCAGAGCCTTGGCCAACGTCTTATCACTCATCTTCAATCGTTTGATACAATCATATTTACATACAAACTCTTGCACCAACTGATTGTCCGTATTGTATTGTCCTATGCCATCTTTGTACAAGATCGGTTGACCACCGAGCCGATCCTCAAACTCTTCTTTGTGTTGATCGCTGCAACGATCGTACAGTACATAATAATAGCCTTTGGATGGCGAGCCTTTGAGAACATGGGCATCCAAACCGGAAATAGAATACCCGTTGGCAACCGCGGCCGACTTACGGTCCAAGTAAACGCGAAGAATCTGCAATTTTTGAGAATCCAGTTGGGCAATATACCCCATATTCTGGGGACGTGTCGGTTTGGTTTGGACAAGATTTGTGATGATATGGGGATCTTGGTCCCGTTCAACATACAACCATCGGTATCCTTGGTAGACGGTATTTTCCTTGACGGCCTTATCAATGCTGGGACGCTTCAACTTATGGCGGTGCAGAGTAATGCATTCTGATACGGATTCATATACTTTGTGAAGTGTCATGGTCTCAGGGTTGATTTGTTGTAGACGCGGGCCGAGGGTGGGAAGGGGTGTATGAAATTGTGTGGTGGTACGTTGTTGAGATGCATGCAACTTTTCCAAGATCTGCTGGTTGGTTGTTTCTAATCGGTGAATACGTTGGGACATCTCCTGTTGGTGTTGAAGTATGTCGTTTAGTAAGGCGGTCTGGGCGGAAGGAAGGGCGTCTCGGTTCATGGTTGCCACCACGTTCACCAGCATCTCTTCAATATACTTCTCATCCACATCATTGAATCGTTGAATGTTCTGATGGATGGTAGTAAGAAGCTGCTGATAGGAAAGGCCTTGTCCGATACGGAACAATTCGGTTTCCCCTTCGTGACCGGGGAAATTTTGCACGCGGTGGGGACGAATGCCTTCGTGGGTATGAAGGAACCGCTCAAAGTCCTTGGACTTTTTCACAGCAAAGCAATCCAGGAGAAGGATGTCACCACCATATTTGGTTCTATGCTCACTGAACCGCCCTTCGACCCCGCGGCGACTTTCACCAATCTTGACAATGTAGGCACCATTGTCGAATTGTTTGACGCGAATGACATAGACCAGGTTGATGTTGGAGCTGTATTCGCGTAGCAGCATGTTTTGTTTTTCCAGGGCGATTTTACGTTGGGTGTTTTGCTCCGTCTCAAGAAGGTGCAGATTGACCTTTTCTAATTGGAGTTTGAGTTCGTTAGATTCTTCGAGCACGATGGTTTGTAAGAGTTCTTCGAGTTTGATGAAGTATTCGTGGATTTCGTGAGATTTTTTGGTATCAGCTTTGATACATAATAGCTTGAACGTTTGCACATTGAGGAGGATAGTTTCTTTATTGTGCCCGCCCCTGCCTTCCTTTTTTTGCCCCGTCAACTTGTGGAGCAAACATTTGTAATCTTTATTGTTTTGAAAATATGTTTCAATGCATGTTTTAGCGTGAGCTTTCTGAGTGAATCCTAACCATTTCCATATATTGTCTAAATCGATGACATAATCGGTGATAGGATGGTGGTTCAAAAAACAGTACAACGATGCGACAAACAACTGTTGTTGGGCTTCTGTGAATGTGTGTTTGATTTTGTTGACGAATTTGTTGTTATACGTCTGACCGAGACGTACAATGGGGTTGGTTTCAACAAGGGCGACGAAGTTGAGGGAGGCATCCATCGGTGTATGCTCATACTGTATGAATCTCTTTATATTGGTTTTACCTTTTAAAAGTAAAAATGTAGGGTGTTTGCTCTCGCGATCGCGAAAGCAAAACAAGTGACTCGATGACAAGCAGCCATTTTTGCTTTCGCGATCGCGAGAGCAAACATATGAGTCGATACCAAGCAACCATTTTTGCTTTCGCGATCGCGAGAGCAAACACGTGAGTCGATACCAAGCATCTATTTTCGCTCCATCATTGAGGATGGAGCGAAACCTGTTTATATATTGGTTATGGTTTCGTTTTTGTAGTTTTTATAATTTTTATGACTGCATGTATGTAGCGAAATTTAGTTCGAATACGCGACGCCTGCCCTTGACTACCCCCAAGTTTCCCTGGGGGAATGGACTGTATCTTAACCCGATTCAGGCAGCTTATCCACACATTACTCTTTTTAATTAGAATACGCGACTCCCGCCATTCCCGACATGACGCGAAGAACGTTGTAATTGACGGCATAGACGCGCACCTTGGCCGTCGCGACGCCCGCCACCGTGCTGGACGAGAGCACCAGTTGGAGCACCGCGTTGTCAATGCGCGAGAAGTTGCACGACCCGCTGGGCTGGTGTTCCTCAGGCCGCAGCGCAAAGGAGTACACGTTGATACCGCAGTCGGGGTTGCGGGTGTGGTGCTGGTAGGGTTGCACCACGTCAAAGTAGGACCCCTCACGCTCGGAGAAGCGGTCCTGGCCGTTGAGCTGGAGCTTGGCCGTCACGACCGGGTTCTCACCCCAGCAGTGCATGTCGAGGGCCGTCTCCGCGAGCACAAAGGTGCCGGCGTCGGACACGTAGGAGCCCGAGGCGCTGCCGGATTGGTGGATGAAGGGCTGGTCCGGGGAGGTGGGCAGCCACTCCTGGGACGTGGTAAGGCCGACACTGTCCGTGGCACCCGGCATCTGGAAGAGGCCCTGGGAGGTGATGAAGCTCTGCGAGCCCGCAACCTCGGACGGGCCGCCGAACGCGTGGATGGCGTTGGGCAGGGCGTCGATGGCGTCCGTGTAGTTGAACGGTTGGGCGCCCAAGGTCTTGAACAGGGTGCTCGCGGCATCCAAGGACGAGCAGTAGTCGACGTTGGCGTCCGGCTGCACGACCCAGATGAGCTCCTTGCACGGGTGGTTGAAGTTGAGCTTGATCTTGTTGGAAGAGGAGCCGACCGACTCGTCGCCGGTGAACTGCACCTGCTGGATCAAGTATTCGTGCGGGTTCTGGGCCATCTTGCGGCGCTCGTCCGTGTCCAAGAACACGTAGTCGACGTAGAGCGACGCCGCCACCAGGGACTGCTGGTAAGCAATCGGAACCGACTGCGTGCCCGAGGTGTTGGTGAGGGACTGCACCGCCCACAAGCACTCGCCAATAGGACGGAGGTCCAGGTTGATCTTGACTTCGTGATACTGCACTCACTTGTACCCCCCCTTTCGGGGTATTTATCGGCGATTTACAGAGGAAGATCACGCTCTGTAAAAAAGTGCCGGGGAATAGACTATATCTTAAGCCTTCATCGTACGTGATTAGCGCACTCAGACCCATCACCATTTAGTCGTTGAACCTTCTCCATATCCTTATCATAACGGACGTAGGAGCTTGGCTGCGGATTGCCGATTTCGGATGCTGTTGCATCTTCATGCGGGGCATTATTACCATACCTGAGTTCCACTCTCAGCCACTGTAAACTTTTATTTACAGCTTGGTAGCCCAAAAATTGCCTGTTATACTTGTTGAACCTAACAACATTTAAGTAGGTTCATAACTGGCAACTTCTTTTTTGCGCCTTTACGGGTTTCCCGCAATTTGGCGATGTAGCCACTACTACTTGTTACTAAAACCTTAGCAACAAGCTGTGACTAACATCTGGGTATGAGGAAACATGTCCTCCCGAGACCACAACAGATTTTTACTAAAGCAGGGCTCGGATGCTTTAGTCTGAATGTTTTTCCGCCCTGCAGATTGGATTAAGGCGATAAGGGGAAGTGACAAGCCGGGGTTCACGTTCCACCAAAATTGCAGCGGGATGTACAGGGTCGTCTCCGGCAACGCGTTGCGGGGAGCGCACACCTGGGACGGGCCGCTGGTGGCCGAGCAGGGGCCGGTGATGTCCGCAAACTGAGGATCCGTGATGTAGGTCAGCTGGGTCGTGTTGCCGATCATCTTGAAGTAGCCGCGTTGCTGCTCCGCCGACATCGTGAGCTGGTTCCAGATGTGCATCCAGTCACCGTACTGGCGATCGATGCGCTGGCCACCAATCTCGACCTCCACCTGGGCAATCAGCTGCTCGCCGATAAAGTCCAGCCAGCGGGCGTAGACGTGCTGGCCGTTGGGGGCCATCTGCTGGTTGATCTCCGGGAGAGTCACCTGCAGGTACGTGCGGTAGCAGAGATCACCGTTGCGGGAGATCGTGCACGTCACACGGCGACCAAAGTCGGCCTGGCCCTGGAAGGTCTGCTCAATAGACTCCATAGCGAAGTTGGTGTGGCGTCTGTAAGACACCTTCCAGAAAGTGATTTCAGGAGTTCCCGTGAGGAACACATCCTGGGCGCCGTAAGCAACGAGTTGAAGAAGACCACCAGCCATCTTGAATTATAGACTCTGAAAAGAAAAAAATCCCGGAGAAACCGAGAAACCCCTAAATCCACCGAACCACCGAATCCACCCCCATCTGAACAAACAACCGGACTTCAATGGTATAAACAGGTGGCGGCTGATAGTTCACATAGAACATTAGAACATTAGAACATTAGAACGGTAGAACGGTAAGCATTAGCGACGACGACCGACGACGATGGATACACGCAATAAAAAGGGGACCGGGGGTCCGCCTACGGCGCACACCATTGACGAAAAACATACCCAGATGTTGCAGCGGTTTCATGTGATTGAAACCGAAACTATCCCCACGTTGACCCAAGAAATCGCCACGCTCCGGACCGCCGCCCGAGAATGTCTACGCCAAAAGAATGTCGAGGGATACATGGACATGACCGACACGATTGCCCAAAAAAAGGCGCAAATACGGTCCTTGGCCAAGCAACGGAAAAAGTATCTGCTTGAAAACTCCAAGTATATTTTTCACTATTTTGAAGAGAAGAAGAACATATCGGAAGGCGGGGGAAACCAAAACACCAATGCGCTCAACCAATTTTTTCGAATCAAGTCGACGACCGACGAAGCCAGTCAAGTCGACCACGCCAAATACCAGAAATCACGCGGAATGTACCACCTCTACTGGAAAAACGTCAACAACGAGATTGTCAATGTACAAGACTACGTTTACGCCTCGGACCTCTGCGAATTGTGCCACACGGGCGAAATGATTTCCCAGGACGAAGAAGGCGTCCTCATCTGCAACAACATCCATTGTGGAAACCTGGTCACCCACATCATCGACAGCGCCAAACCGGTCAACAAAGAGCCCCCGAACGAAGTCTCGTACACCGCCTACATTCGCCTAAACCATTTCAAAGAAATCTTGTCCCAGTTCCAGGCCAAGGAAACGACCCAGATCCCCGAAGAAGTCATTGAAAAAATCCGGGCGCGGATCAAAAAGGAACGTATTACCGATCTGTCGATGCTGACCTACGACAAGATGCGCGACATTTTGCGTAAACTGGGACTCAACAAGTACTTTGAACATATCCAATACATCAACTCGTTGTTTGGCATCAAACCGCCCATCATGAATGAACAATTGCACGAAACCCTCTGCATCCTCTTCATCGAAATCCAAGGCCCGTGGGCGACCCATTGCCCGGCCAATCGCACCAATTTCTTCAATTACACCTATACCTTGTACCAGTTGTGCGTCTTGCTCGATCAAAAACAGTATCTGCCCTACATTGTCCTCATGAAGGACATGGACAAGCAGCGCGAACAAGACCAGATATGGAAAAAAGTATGCAAAGATCTGGACTGGGAATTCATCCCCAGTATATAATTTCAAAACCGTGTACACCACAAGTAGAAATGGGACAGTTCCGACACCCTGCAGATTTCTAAGAACATTTTGTATCCGTCCAAATATCCGGGTCAAGCTCGTTTCGAATGGACACACTATATATGCCAGAATCCGCTAATTCCGCGGCGGCGGCAGCAGCAACCGCTTGGAAGCAGAACAGAGCAACGTATATGGCTGAATATGGACAACTTCATCCTTATTTTTACCCCATGCGCGTCTGGTCTGATACCCGGGACATGGACGAATTCGTCAAACATGCCAAACAATCGACCGCAACTGACAACATGCTAAACAGTCGCGAAGAAATCATTCAAATCAAAATGGACAATGACTCCTCTTCCACACCGCAACACTCCTGGTTACGACGTCTATTTACATGTTGCACGTCGGCTCCTGCCCCCGTACAACCCTACCGCTAAAGTTTCCCGAAATTTTTTCCAATGTTTTCCCAAGCCTTCCATAGAATCCATCAGTGTCTGGGATTCTATGGAACTGGAACTATCGTAATATGTATGTAATTATGTAATTGTAATATGGTAAATGTGATTACGCCCGGCGGTTCTTGCGGGTCGACGCGGCGGTCCGTTTGCGGGGGGTACGCTTCACGTACCCAAACTTGCCCTTGCGACTAAAATACCCGTATTGGTGCAAACGCATCTCCTTCTTGGCGGTCTTGTGCTTCTTCATAGACACAATGCGGTGGTTCTTGGTATAAAACAGTTGGCTCTTCACCAAATTGCCCGGGGTCTTGTACGCCGTGCCGTTCCACACCTGAACCCGCGAACCAAAGAGCTCCTTGTATTTTTTACCATCAATGTGGTAGTAGCCGTCGTCGTGTCTCATAGGGCGCTTCATGGTAGTATATGTCATACATATACAAAATATTCAACTAACTACAATACACACTACTACACTACAATAACGAATTCACGGTGGTATAGGCCAGATACGGGTTTGCGGTGGTGCGGTTGGTACTGAGAATGATCAGGTCCACCCACTGTTGAACATACAACGCCGACGAGTTGATAGGCAGACCGGTAGAATAGAGGAGGACACGAATGTAGTTCGGAGTAGAAGCAAAACGAATATACAGGTTATTGATGTACCCCGACGCGTCCACCAAGAACATCAGAGAATAGTCTTGCGACACCGCGCTGCGCGGGGGAACGTTGTCGATGCACATATTGAACCCACCGGTCAGGCCGAGGGCCGACGCACCGAGCCAGCAGTGCGAACCCATCTGGGCATAATCCACATAGAATGTATTTCCAATGGGCGACGGGATCGATGTATACGAAGCGTCGCTCACGGGCGCCACCGTACGCCCCATCGATGCGGTACCGGGAACCGACAATAGTCCGGGAACATACACAGTTTCGCCCGACGTGCCCAGCATAATTTGGTGGGAATCGGTGATCGTCGCCCCGTACCCGACGGCAGTGCTATTGGACGCGCCGGCGGCAGCGGGGGCGTACACCGTGTTGGCGCCCAGGAACGTGTTATTCGACCCCGTAAACACGGTGGTCGCGTCCGACGCGTTGCCGGCCGCGTAGCCGACCCCCGTGTTGTAAGACGCCGTCGTCGCCAGTGGCAAAGACAGCGCCCCGACCCCCGTATTGTAACTGGAAACACCCGACAGGTTCCGGAGACAGCTGTACCCCGACCCCGTATTGTAAGAGCCGTTGCTCAACTGAGACAAAGTCCCGGCACGGCCACCCACCACGTCGGACTGGGCGGCCGAACCCACGGCCACGTTGTACGAGCCAGTGCCCGAAGCCAGGTTATAGAGCGCATACCCTCCCAATGCACAGTTACTTTGTCCACTGCTCGTTTTGGCGATCGATTGGTTCGTCTCCCCGTACTGACAATTCGAGTTGGGCAAGCGATGAGATACCCACCCGCCCGCCGCCGATTGCGATTGATCGATCTGCAGGTTGCCGCCGGTCCAAGTCGTCGCGTTGGCCACGAGGTCAAAGGTTTGGTGGGTCAGGTTACGGGTCAGGGTGGTCAATTGGGTCTGCACATCCCCCGTGAGATTGGCTAAATACGCCATCTGGGTAGGGGTCACGGTCTGACCGTTGGCCTGCACATTGCCGTTGAGATACACTGACTGTTGCAAGGTCGTGTTGCCCGCCACGGTTAAATTGCCCCCCACCGCGGCGGACGGACCGCCGACCTCAATATTTCCTGCCATGGTCGTATCCCCGGTAATACGAAGGTTGCCGGCAAATTGAGTGGTCTGCGTGGAGGCGGTGTACGTTTGGGAAGTGGTGGTCGCGGTCAAACTATCCAGCTGGTTTTGCACGTCGCCGGTGAGATGGGTCAAATACCCCATCTGGGTAGGGGACACCGGCTGTCCGTTTCCGTAAAGCGTGCCCTCCAAGTACATGCCGGCCGTCACGTGCGCCGTAGTCAAGGTGGTGGTGTCCGAGACGGTCACGCTACCCGCAAAGGTGGTGGTGGCCGCCCCGGAATTATAGGTCTGACCGGTAGTAGCCGTTTGAAGACTGTCCAGCTGGTATTGCACGTCCCCGGTAAGGTGGGTCAAATACGCCATCTGGGTGGGGGTCACGGTCTGCCCGTTCGCTTGCACATTGCCGTTGAGGTAAACGGGCTTTTGCAGCACGGTGTTGCCCACGACCGTCACATTTCCCCCCAACACGGTGTTTTGGGCGACGGCCACGTTGCCGGCAAACGCCGTCTGATTCGCCGCGGCCACGTAGGTTTGCCCGGTGGTCTGAGTTTGCAAGATCGACACGTTTCCGTAGAGGTTACGAATGCTGATCTGGTTGGTCACCACATTGGCGTATACCGCATCAATATCGCTCTGGAGCACACGGTCATTGATTTGCAGCTGCGCGATGTTGCCGTAATTGGCCAGCCCCTGTTGCTGCAGAATCGCCACGTTGGCATAGATAGCCGTGCTGGTTTGGGATTGCTGCGTAAATTGATCCTGGACGTCAGACGTGACCTGATTCAAATACTGCCATTTGAGGGGGAAGACGGTGACCGGATTTTGATCGTAGTTGAGGTAGATTTGACCCGACGCGACGGCGTTCAAATTGAGATGACCCTGGATGACCAGCGTAGACGAAGGGTCGGTCACGATGGTCCCGGTGAAGGTGGGCGACACCAAGACATTTGCGCCGGATTGGTACGCGACCTGTTGCACAAACGACGTGGTGGCAATGGCGTTGGTGTCGTCGTCCAGGTTCGCCAGGGTGGGAGCCGTCGGCGCGCCAATGAATGCGGGCGAATCGAGGGGGGCGTAGGACTGCAAATACTGGGAAATGTAATTGTCTAAAAAAGGGATACTGAATGTGATTTTACCACCCGAATTGGCCAATGTCGACAACTGCGCCGATTTAGTAGGGTTCGGCTGGGGCTGCACGGCGTTGCAACCTGCGCCGTTGCAGTACGACATCATATTGAAACCAGGCATATGCTTGGCCTTGGTCGTCGTATATATACCAGGCGAGTAGACAAAAAACATGGTCACATTGTCACATTAGTTTCAACTGGCATAGTTGCACTGTAAAAATACGTGCGGAATACCGTATATATCTGCAGTGACTTTGCTGAACCCCCCGGGACCTCCGTACGCGCAGTGGGCGTAAATTGTCTGGGAACGCGACATCAAGATGAATTCGGTGAGGGTGTGGCCAATGTCGGCGAGTGGCGCCTCCTCCCCGTGTGCCAGGAACCGCGCCGTCTCCCCCATGTGCACCGGGACAAAATCCGTGCAAGGCAACCCGTATTTGGCCCTCATAAACATCTTTGTATAATAACTGTCCGAAAGAATCAGTATCTGCTTGCCCCACCGGGGAATGATTTCCGTCTCCAGACGCTGCATCACGTGACCCAGTTGTTCGTGATGGGGATGATCGTGGGCACTCTGATGGTCGCCCATCCGCAGATGCAGCACTGCGTAATCTTTGTTGTCACCCATCAGTTTTGCCTGAAGCTGGTCCGCCGCGCGCAACAAGTCTGGACAAAAATTCAACACGGATTTCATGTAGACTTGTTCTGCGGGATTCAACCTCGAAATGACAGGGGGGTCGTCGTCGTACCGATCGTAGGGCTCGTGGCACGTCACATACGTACAAGGCGGCTGGGCAGTTTCAATCTCTTGAAGACTCTCGACCATCTGACGTATAATCGGACGGTGTTCGTTGAAACATTCAATGATCGGAGGTGGGGGTACGCGGTCAATCATCGCTTGCTGTTCCGGCGTCCGTTCGGGAGCACGAATGAACTTCCCCATGGGGTGGTGAGAGAAATCCACCAAAAGGGTAAACGTCGCCCCGCGCTGAGATTGCTGGTACAGATACACGGTTCCCTTTAGAAAATCGGCCAGACCCGGGGGCTGTGCCACCGTCTGACAACGGTTGGCGTAACGGTGTACCAAAACGGGACGGATCGTGGATGCCATGTCTGCATTGGTTTGGTTTAGCCCCCAAATATTTATGTTGGTTCGCGGTACACGGAAGCTTCCCAGGGATCAACACCGCATGCGCACGAGTTCCCCCCTTCCGATGGAAGGGAACGATTCATGTGCGGGGCAGAGCCCCGCACCTATCACCGTGAAACTCTATGGATCGGTGTATGACCACGGCGGGTTGACCTTCTATCGACCGCCTTCTAATGTTCTATGATTTGATTTCTATACGAACAATCTTGGCCAGCAAGCGAAGCTTGCTGACCTTGCACCCCCCGAAGGGGGGTGCTTAGGGAAGGGTTTCATAGAAACCATAGAACTCCAGAACCCCACTCACAAGTTTCTGTATAGGGTCCGTCCTCCTTTCGGAGGACGGACAATGACAACCCGCCGCAGGCGGGTTGTGAATTGGACGCCTTCTATGACTGCCTTCTGCGCTCGCGCGAGCGTTAGCGAGCGCGTACACTCTACCTTCTATGGTCTTCTATGGGTTCACATACAAACATTCTTGGGATGGATTTCGTAAAAACCATAGAACCCCAGAACCCCACTCACAAGATTCTGTATAGGGTCCGTCCTCCTTCGGAGGACGGACAATGACAACCCGCCGCAGGCGGGTTGTGAATTGGACGCCTTCCGCGGAATACTGACAACAACCCTAACCCGGCTCGTGTGAAAAAATTGATATAATGACTACTCCAGTATAACATGGATACGTACTCTCTCGATCTAACGTATCATGCCGCCCAAAAACGTTGTCATTTCGCGCACGAACGCCGCCGCCGACACGCAGTTGGCGCAGCAATACCAGCGCAAGACCGACAAACAGCACATTCTGGACAACCCCGATACCTACATTGGTTCGGTGGAGAATGTAGACGCCCAGTTGTGGGTATGGGACGATGCGGCGGCAGCGGCGGAGGGTGGTGGAGGCGACCCCGACAAGAAGATGTCGCTGCGTCCCATCGAGTACATTCCGGCCCTCTACAAGCTCTTCGACGAAGGCATCGTCAATTGCCGTGACCACGTGATCCGCATGATTCAGCAGCATCAGGCGGCCACCACGGCGCAACAGGCCGACGAGAAGCGGTGCGTGACTTATATACACATTACGATTGGGGAAGACGGGGTCATCACTCTCGAGAACGACGGCAACGGCATCGATGTGGCGAAGCACCCCGAGTACGATATTTGGATCCCCGAGATGGTGTTTGGGCATCTCCGCACGTCGACCAACTACAACAAGGACGAAAAACGCATCGTGGGCGGCAAAAACGGGTTCGGGTTCAAGCTGGTGTTGATCTGGTCGGAGTGGGGCAAGATCGAGACGGTGGACCACGTGCGCGGTCTCAAGTACACCCAGGAATTCAAGCGCAACTTGGACGAGATCGGGCCGCCGACCATCAAGGCGGTCAAGTCGGCGAAACCGTACACCAAGGTGACGTTCAAGCCGGACTATGCGCGTTTCGGGGTCGACGGACTCACCCACGACATGATGTGTCTATTGAAAAAGCGCGTCTACGACATTGCGGCGGTGACGGACCACAGTGCAAAAAAGATCAAGATCATGTTGAACGGGGCGCCGGTGCCGGTGCGCAACTTCCAGCACTACGTGGATCTGTACATTGGGGGCAAGGGCGACGCAAAACGCGTGCACGAGGTGGGACCCGGGGGCAACGATCGGTGGGAGTACGCCGTCGCGCTGTCGGCGACGCACCAGTTTGAGCAGGTCTCGTTCGTCAACGGCATCTGCACCTTCAAGGGCGGCAAGCACGTCGACTACATCCTCGGGCAAATCACGCGCAAGTTGGCGGCGTACATTGAGAAAAAGAAGAAGATCACGGTCAATCCCAACACCATCAAGGAGCAGCTGATTCTGTTTCTGCGCGCCGACATCGAGAACCCCGCATTCGACAGCCAAACGAAGGACTACATGAACACGCCGAGCAACAAGTTCGGGTCGTCGTGCACGGTGAGCGACGGGTTCATCGAGAAATTGGCGAAGATGGGGGTGATGGACGCGGCCTGTTCGTTGTCAGAGCTCAAAGAACGGTCGGCCGCGAAGCGGACGGACGGGGCGAAGACGCGGACGGTGCGCGGCATTGCCAACTTCATCGACGCCAACCAGGCGGGGACGGTCCA